ACGTGAGCGGGACCACCGCCGGCAAGCGATGGACGGGCCGCGTGCAGTGGGTGGCGGATGACGGCCGCATCTCAATCGAACTCGACGGCGGTTGGCTCTACGTGAGCAGCGGCGACATCACGCACTGAAACACAGGAGAGGCGGTGGAACCGCTGGACGCAAGGACGCACGTGCCGCGGAGCCAGGAGGGCAAAGCGGCTTTTTCAGACGAACGGAAACGACAGAAACGAAAGGGACTCGACCATGATTGCGATCAGAAAGGCCCGCCGCAGTGCCACGAAACTGCGGCTTCTACTCACCAGCCCCAGCGGTGGCGGCAAGACCTACGGGGCGTTGCTGCTCGCGAAGGGGCTCAGCGGCAAGACCGTGGTGATCGACACCGAGGAAGGCTCGTCCGACCTCTATGACACGCTCCACGATTTCGACGTGATCGACCTTAAGCCGCCGTTCACGCCGGAACGCTACATCGAGGCGATCACGGCGGCCGAGGCCGCGGGCTATGAAGTGATCGTCATCGACAGCGTCACGCATTGCTGGAGCGGCAAGGGCGGCTGCCTCGAACTGGTGGACGACATCGCCAAGGCCCAGTTTCGCGGCAACACGTGGTCGGCCTTTTCGGTCATCACGCCACGCTGGCGGGCGTTTGTTGACGCGATCCTGCGAAGCCCGTCGCACGTGATCTGCACGGGCCGTAGCAAAACGGAGACGGCGCAAGTGGAGGACGGCGGGCGGCGGAAGGTGGCGAAACTCGGCATGAAGCTCGAAGCCCGTGACGGGCTTGAGTATGAGTTCACGGCCGTGCTCGATCTCATCCACGACGGGCACTTCGCCACGGTCAGCAAGGATCGCACGGGACTCTTCTCGGGCGACCCGAAGCCCATCAGCGTCGAGACCGGCAAGCGTCTCGCCGATTGGCTCGCGGGCGGCGCGGCGATTGCTACCGAGCCCGGCGTGCGGCAGCAAGAACCTTTGAACGCCACGGTCGAGGCCCACATCAAGAAGCCGGCCCGCCCCGGCTGGCGCGACCGCGTCGCCCAGGCGGCGACCGTGGCCGAACTGGGCACGCTCGCCGACGAAGCCGACGAGGCTGTCTCGGCGGGCAAGCTCACCCACGAGCAACGCGACCAACTGGAGACGCTGATCGCCCAGCGTCACGAGGCGATTGACGAGCCGGCGAGAACTTGAGTTTGAACGGAACGAACCCCAACAACAGGAGAACGAAGAGATGGATTTCACGATCGACATTGCACCGCAGACCGAGACGATCGACACCGCCGACCGGCCGCTCGTGCCGGCCGGCACCCACACGCTGACGATCCGGTCGGCGAGCGAAGGCCCGAACGAGTACAAGCGATCCGACGAGAACCCCCAAGGGCTCTGCCTCAAGTTGCGGCTTGCCTCCGACGGCAATCATCGTTTCGTCTTCGATGACCTCCCCGCCCACTTGGCGTGGCGTGCCCAGCAACTCGCCGCGGCGGTCGGAATCATCGCGGTGGACGGTCGGCTCACGCTGCGGCCTGACGAGCTCGAAGGCCAGAAGGTGAGCGTGGAGATCACGCACTACACGTCGAAGGCCGGCAAGGTCTCTGCCGTGGTGAAGCGGTATCTGCCTGCCACCGCGACGCCCGCGCCGAAGTCGGCCGATCGTCGCACGGCCGCGCAGAAGATCGTGGCGGCATTGCCCGACGACGACATCCCCTTCTGAGGAGACGCAACATGACCCCCGACGACGACGAAGACCTCGACCTTGAGCGTTCCCGCCGACGCTGGAATGCCTACCTCGATGAAATCGACGCTGAGATCCGCGAAGAGCGTGCAGCGAAAGCGACGTTCACGACCGATCTCGGCAAGGTGCTGGAGCCCGACATCGTCATCAAGCCCGGCTCGCATCACGCGGCTGCGGCTGCGGCGGTCGGGCGTGAAGACGAGTACAGCAACAGGATGCGGCAGAAGTTCGGAGGAGAGTGGTAGATGCCCTGGCACGACACGTGGACGCAGATGAAACGGAAAAAGGCCCAGCCGCAGGGCCAGACTCGCCAAGCTCGGCGAGGCGGACGCGCCGCGGGAGTCGCGAAACAAACCACCGCAGCGAAGGCTCAGAAGCGACCTCCCTTGCCCGAGTGACTTCGCCGCCGGCCCGGCGTTACAGGGCAAATACACACGAAAGGATGCGTGAGATGGAAGACCTTATCAACGAATGGTGCGACCGACTCAAGTCGCTGCCGCTGGATCAGCAAGTAGATGCACTCAACGCCGCTCGCGAGCGGATGCACGATGCAGGGCCGTTTGCTCGCGAGCCGGTCGATTGCGTGCGCTGGGTCAAGCCGGATCGCATTCAAGCGAACGACTACAACCCGAACAGCGTCGCGCCGCCAGAGATGCAGTTGCTCCGGGTCTCGATCACCGAAGACGGCTACACCCAGCCGATCGTGTCGTGGGATCGAGGCGACGCCTACGAAGTGGTGGACGGCTTCCATCGCAACCGCGTCGGCCGGGAGTGCGACGACGTTCGCCAGCGCATTCACGGCTATCTACCACTGACAGTCATCAACGCGGAGCGGCAAGATCGAGCCGACCGCATCGCCGCCACCATCCGCCACAACCGGGCACGCGGCAAGCACGCCGTTTCGGCCATGTCCGACATCGTAGTGGAACTGAAGCGGCGCAACTGGAGCGACGAGAAAATCGCCCGCGAGCTCGGCATGGATCAAGACGAAATCCTGAGGCTTTGCCAGATCACCGGCCTAGCTGAACTTTTTAGTGATCAGCAGTTCTCGAAGTCGTGGGACGTGGAAGGCTCTGTCACCGAAGCGGACTTTGCGGAACTCACCGACAACATCGAGACATACGGCGAGGAGACTGAGAACTGGCGAACCGTGAACACGTCAGACGAGGGTCGCGTGTTTCACACCTATGACAAGTGGGAGTGCCACAAGGCGGGGTTCTACGCCACCACAAAGGACGGCATGACGAAAGCCCAGTGTGAGGAAGCGATGCGCGACTTGCTCGCAGACATCCAAGAATTCAGGACGGCGCTCTTGCGGGTGATCACCGAATGGAAGAACTCCTGCGAGCACTACTTGACGAACGGGGCGATGAACAGGATCGCTTGGCTGGGACAGGCAGCGACGTGCATCACGCTCGGAATCCCTGCTTGTTACCGGGGAGGGTTCTACCTGCTCACAGAGAAGCAGCAGAAAGCCGCTGATAAGGCGGCGCTCGCAGCGTTGAATCAGTGGCTTGCCGCGAATGGTCGCGAGCAAGTTGAGATGGAAGAGGCGGCACCCGATCGCGAGATGGAGATTTACTAATGGGAGTCAAGAGATACAGCGACATTGACGTTTTGACAGCCCCTCGACGCCGGATCGAGGAAGTGTTTGACAACTTTGAACGCATCTATGTGGCGTTCTCTGGCGGTAAAGATTCAAGCGTAATGATGCACCTTGTGCTGGAAGAGGCAGTCCGGCGACGCCGCAAGGTTGCGGTAATGTTCATCGACTTCGAGGCGCAATACAGCGAGACGATTACCCACGTGGAGGAGATGTTTTCGCTCTATAGGCCGCACATTGAGCCGCATTGGATCTGCATGCCAATGCTGCTCCGCAACGCACTCACCAACTACGAGCCCAGGTGGACGTGCTGGGATGAAACGAAGCGGGCCGCGTGGGTCCGCGAAAAGCCGTGGGGGTGCAAAACCGAAAAGGACTACCCGTTCGCCGTCGCCGGCATGGAGTTTGAGGAGTTCATTGTGCTGTTTGGCGAGTGGTACGGGCAAGGGCAGCTTACAGCCGGGTTTATCGGCATACGGGCTCAAGAAAGCCTGCACCGCTACTGTGCGATTGCAACGTGGGAGAAGAAAGACAAGACGTTCAACGGTCGCCGCTGGACAACAAACATCGTCCAGAAGGTTTTCAACGTCTACCCGATCTACGATTGGTTGACTGAAGACATCTGGCGCTTCCATGCGCAGCATCCCGACAAGCCGCACAACGCGATCTACGATCGGATGCACCAGGCTGGCGTGAAGCTCTCACAGCAAAGGCTCTGCCAGCCTTTCGGCGACGATCAGCGCCGCGGGCTCTGGCTCTATCACATCCTTGAACCGCAGACGTGGTTCAAGTTGGTGGCTCGTGTAAACGGTGCCAACAGCGGCGCTCTCTACATCGAAGAGAAAGGAAACATCAACGGCTACCACAAGATTGCCAAGCCCGAAGGCCACACGTGGAAGAGTTTCTGCAATCTACTTTTGCAGACCATGCCAACAAAGACGCGGCATCACTACGCGGAGAGATTCAAGAAATTTATTTGGGGCTGGCATTGCCGTGGCTACAAGTCAATTCCAGACGAAGCGCCGCCTGAACTGGAGGCGAAGTGCTGGGCACCGTCGTGGCGGCGGATGTGCAAGGTGCTTTTACGGAACGACTATTGGTGCAAGGGGCTCGGGCAGACGCAGCCGAAGAGCGTCGCCTACGGGCAGTACATCAAGATTCGCGACGCGCGGCGTGCTGCCGAGCGTGATGCGGCAAAGAAGCGAAAGCCAGCGGAGACGCGTGGGCGGACTCTGTTTGACTCGGAGGCCGTGGCATGAAATCCCTCAACACCTTCTCTGAGATCGCCCCGCTCTACCTCGCCGAGCGCGTCGTCACAAAGCACTACGCTGCGAACGTGACTCGGGTCGCGGGTCGCGCCGGGCCGCTGTCGGTGGAACGGATGAACCGCTACCTCACGAAGCGCGTCGAAGAGACGAGTGGGCTCACGACGCGATCGGAGCGGACGATCCTGCTCTCGCTCTGGAATTGGGGCTACCAGCGCGGACTCGTCAAGGAAGCCCCGCGCGGCGTGCTCAAGATGAAGGCCAGGCGGAAGCCGACGAAGGCGTGGACGGTGCCGCAGTTGAAGGCGGTGCTTGATGCCGCGAAGGCGAAGGCTGGCAGGCGGCTCCGCAGCGGTGCGGATCTTGGCGATTTCCTCACGTGCTGGGTGCTGGTCGGCTACGAGTGCGGTGCCAGATTCGGCGACGTGATGAGTTTCACCCGCGACCATATCGACGGCGACACGCTGGCGTGGGTGCAGAGTAAGACGGGCGACCCGATCACCCGCCCGCTCACGCCCGCGTGCCTCGACGCGATCGACAAGATGCTCGCGGCCTCGCCCGACGGGCGCATTCTCGGCTGGGCCTGCGGCCGGCGGATGGCGATGCGGTACATGCGCGAGCTCCTCGACTCGCTCGGAGTCGGCGGCTCCTCGAAGTGGCTGCGTCGCTCTGGTGCTACTCACTGCGAGATGGAAAAGGCCGGGGCCGGAAGGCTCCACCTGGGCCATCGGTCGCCAGCCCTCTTTGAACAAGCGTATTGCGATTGGTCTCAACTGCGGACGAAAACCCCGAGAACCCCTGCCCTCGTTTGAATGGAGGCCTGGATGCCACCCCTCAACCGCGTACCCGTCGAACGGGTGCGACAACTGCTTGCCCAAGGCGTCACGGCGTCGGCGATCTGCCGCCGCCTTGCGATTAACAAGGGCTCGGTGTCGCAAATCAAGACACAGATGCAGAAGGAGTTGCAGAAATGAGCGCGATACCCGACGGCTGGGTACTGATGTCTTCGTATGACACAAGGCTCCACAAAAAGCACGGCAACCCGGGGGACGATTACCGGATGCTGCTAGAAGCCAAAAACAGACGGGAGATAAGGACGCAAAACATTCCCGGCGTTCGCGGGATTTTGGTGGTCAAGAAAGAGGCCGACGCGTACTTGGAGGCAAACCGCAAGCCTTCGCAGTGCCAAGCGGTTTCTACGGATGCACCCCCGATGCTTGACGATCACGATCGAGTGTTTCGCGAAAGCATTCTGGAGTTCTTGGAGCGGATTGCCCTGGCCGTGGAAAAAGTCGTCGTGAGCGACTAGCTCCTCGACACCATCACCAGATTCACCCGCAAAGGACTGCGGCATGAAGGACGACGACAAATTCGTTCGCGACCTCGACGCCAGCCGCGTCGCAGTCAATCAGTTCGCCGACAAACTGAGGCGCGACGGCATTCAGGCTTGGTTGCCGCCAGAGCGGACGCGGCCCGATGCCAGTATCCGCCACGATTACGCCGACGAGGGCGACATCATGGTTCAAGGGCGAGTGGAGCACAAAGTTCGTAACAACCTCCACTTCACGTGCAAAGAAGACTACCCGTATCCGACCGTGATTGTGGACGAGGTCTACAAGGAAGACGCCAAGGCTTCCGACCCGGTCTTCGCCTACGTGATCGAGAACGCCAGTCGCACCCACGCGGCGGTCGTCTACGGGTGGACACGAGACAAGTGGCAGATCGAGACGCGCCGCGACACGATCCAAGGCCGCGACTGCCACTTCTACGTGATCGACAAGCGATGGGTCCGATTTTGTGATCTGACGCGAGAAGGCGTTTTGTGAGCGGGCGCGAGGCCGCTTCGACGCGGCTCGGCGTATTGAAAGAGAGGGTGCAATGGAGTGCACGATTCACGATAGCCGCCTGGTACGCAAGCCGACCGCCGGCGGAAAAACGTACTACACGTACCAGTGCGTTCGGTGCGGCTCGATCGACAACTTGAAAACTGGCGCGGGGCCGTGGGTTCCCAAGCCCGCAAATGTGGACATTGACGCGCTGCCACTCTGGGATGACGCCCTCCAGCGTCGCTTTCACGAGCACGCGAGGGCTCTCGCGGACGAGATTCGGACAGAATTGTCCGAGTCTAGGCGGGCCGAGTACCTCGCCTACCTCGATTCCTACGAGTGGTATGCGAAGCGATCAAAAGCGCTTGAGCGAGACCGCCACTTGTGCCAGGGCTGCATGGAATCCGTAGCAACGGACGTGCACCACGCGACCTACGAACGCCTGTTTGACGAGCTCGTCTGCGATCTCGTCTCGCTTTGCCGCGACTGCCACAACAAATGCCATCCGTACAAGGATCTTAAAGGAAGGGAACTAGATGGACACGCTCTCCCAG